CAACTCTTCCCACGCATTCTTGTATTTTGGCGGGATTTTGTTAGGTTCAAAATGTCTTGAATGTGATTTTCCGCTACCGCCATAATTTTCTCCCGTATAATATTCCATTCCTTCCTTACCAACGTTGTTTCCACTGACGTTTATGTTGTAAGTAATATATGGTCCGGTTGGAGACAACCATCCTTCCACAATATCAGTAGTTGGGTTATGATTTTTGTGCGAATTGAATTGAATTTTTGAAAATTTCATTTTTGTTTCCTATTTTTTAATTTTAAATTTCCTTCCAGCTTGCTTCTGCGAGTGGAAGTGTGCCACACAGATACGTTGATTTTAATTAAGTTCCAAATTTATTTTCTATTCTTCATTTGCAACTGTTGCTTGATCCAGTTCAATCCAATTGGATTTTTTACATTTTTTGCGATGAACCTGTCAATCTGTTTTGAAATTTTTGGATTTAAATCCGAATCGGTTGAATTGTCGATGATAATGGTATCTGCGGATCCAAACGCAGATTGAATTGCTCCGAGATTTTTTTGGGAGTCTGTCCAAATTTTTATCAACATATCTTCCGGAATCGTTCTGCTTCGACTGCTATTTCTTTTTTTAGAAGTTTCTAAATCAGTATTCACGAACATTACGATACAGTCGTAACCAAGTTTTTCTAATTTGTTTTTAAGGGTTAGGAGCGAATTAACATTCTTACCCGTTCCTTCAAGTATGATGCCGAGGCGACCTTCAATGTAATTTGTTTCGGTAGCCGCAGTTAGTTTTTTGGCTTTCAAACGGATTGGTTCAACGGTTTGTGTATATTGGTCTAGATCGTTTTTATGCATATTGTCCAAATTCTTAGGATCTACCTTTGCGGCGTTTAACAACTTTTCAAACATCGGATCTGGTGTTACTAATTTTAATCCGTGTCGTGAAAACGTTGTTCCGTTACCTACTCCCAACAATTGATTCATGATATATGATTTTCCCGATCCCGGGCTACCGATCAAAAATATTGCTTTCAATATTCCCGGATCATATACGCCTTCAGTCAAGACCGATTCCAACAGGTTATTTTTTTTCATATAACCGAGAGTCCATTCCTTTTCATCTTGACCATGTTTTAATGCGCTCTGAATATCATCAGCTTCTTGGCCGTCAATAACAATGGGTTCACCGTTCGGTGGCGTTGCTTTGATGTTAGGATACATAAAGGATTGCTTTATTTTCCAACCTTGGGCTATAAGTTTTTTACCGAGTTGTTCTTCTTCTGAGATTTCGGTAATCATTTTCATCAATTGTCTAATTTTCATACTGTTCCCGATTTATTTCGTTGCCAATAAAATAGCCAGTTGTGCGGCTGCCTTTGCGGCATCTGCTTCGGCAATCGCCGCTTCACTTGCTGCTTTCGCCGCAGAGGCTTCTGCTTCGGCTGCTTTGGCCTTTGCTTCTGATGCTTGTGCTTCGGCCTTAACGGCGGCGATCTGTTCACCTGCGGCTGCTTTTGCGCCTTCTGCTAAGGCCGCGCCAGATTTAACAGATGCGGCCAATCCTTTCAATGCTTCGAAATTGGTTTGATCTTTCATGTCTTCGTTCCAGTTTGAACCTTTGTCTGGAATTGCATCTGGGACATCTTCAATTTCTGAACATTGATTTTCTTGAATGATTCGAATTGAAAGCAGGTTTTGATTTCTTTCAAATAACATTACTTCCAACGTCTTGTAATTTGGAATAACCTTTTTCTTCCCTTCTTCCATGATGTAATAAACATAACTTTCTTTCGACTGCGGAAGCGAATCCTTAGAAACGCATCTAAAAATAGTTCCGTCAGGAAGCAAGAACTTATCTGGCAGAATTATTTCTGCTGGAACGAAATAAGTAAAGTCGTTTCCAAGATAATCATGTATATTTTGATCTGTGATGATGGTTTTGATCGGAATAAAATTCAAATAAAGTTTTTGCTTTTCCGTTGGGATCACATAACTTCCCGCACCATTTCGTGACGACAACGTATAGGATTGAGCATCGAGCAAATTCTGAGGCAAATATTCAAACGTCGATCCTTCTTGAGGAACAACAAATTTGACTAACGTTGCGTTCGATCGTAGTCTATCTTCATATTGTATATTTGAAAGTTTTACGATCATCCGGCGTTTCTCTTTATGTGAAATTGATAATTATCATCTATAATTCGAATTACATCTCCGTTTTCAAAACTCGATTTAAAAACAAATTTATAATAGCGTTCAGGCATTAAACTGTTCATATCGGCTTTGAAATAATTTCCATCGGCATCGCAACTCAACATCGTTCCAGATGGGTGAAATGGAATTATTACTTCGTCAGTTACCACATCTTGAATTTGAAAATATGAATTAACCGGAAGTCGTTTTATCTCTGAATAAACCGAGGAAGTTGCATAAGTTTGCCTTGGAAATCTTTCTCTTACTCCGAGTCTAACCTTTGGCTTCTCCGTATCTGAATAACTATTTCGAAGGTTCGGGCAATATAAAACAAAGTCGTCGCTTGCTATTTCAGTAAATGAACCTGTTCCTGTTAGAACTGAATCATACCAATATGCTTCCAATCGCGGTAAATAAATTGTGTGACTGTCCATCGAATACAACTGGATCAGTCCGAATGTTTTGGTACTAAATTCGTCCGAGTCAGAAAACTTTAAAACGAACCCATTGTTTTGGATTGAACCTGAGAGCCATTGTTTGACAATCGGTGTTACATCCATTCGAATATCCGCTAAGTCGTAATTGAAACTTTGTGATGCAACTGAACTTGTAAACCAAGTTCCGCCATGAGGAATTGTCGAATAACTTGCCGTAACGGTCGAACCTAGGCTCGAAGTTTCCCACAACCTACCGTCAAGTTTTGAATGGCGATATTTCCAGCTCACTCCGTCACTTGAAATTGGATTTGAATTCACATATCCCCGCCCGTTCGACCATGACCCTGAAACTGGAAACGCATAAACCGTATATGAAGTTGGCAATGCAATTGCATCCGCAGCCTTCAAGGTTAAAAAAAATTGCGGATTCGAACCTGTATTGCTTCCAAGCTGAGTTAGATCAAATTGGATTAAAATTCTGGAATTGTAAGTGGCTTCGTAGGAAACTGTTTCATCACCAACAATTGAAGGTTCCCCGATTGCGGACTTTCCCAAATCAAGGATTTGATCCAGCGACGTGTTCTTCGTTGGGAATTGAGAATAAATAACCGAATCTTTTTCTGGATATATGGTGCGATACATTAAATCATTTCCTTTTCAATCATATATGAAATTACATCCCAACTATCATTTGTCAGGTAATCTCTTTTTGAAATATTGTCAGCATACCATAAATATCTCAAGTTACATATATTTCCAATTAACTCAGGTTCAATCTTATTGTGAAACCCATAAGCAATTGAAACAATGTGATCTAAATGAAAAGAACCCTTGCCTCGCTGGTCATAATTGTCCAACTGATGCAAAGGTTGTTTCCGCGTTTCTTTCCGAACCTTTTTACGGTATTCGGTTATTTGATGGGCGTATTCTTCTTTAAAATAATTGCAGTTCAATCACTGCTCCTTTATTCAAAATTTTTATTTAACCAATCTTTAAACTCGACAGTATCAATGAACCAAGTCCACCGTTCGTGGGTTTCGATCCAAACTTTGGTCGGGTCGTTTGCGTCAAAACTTAAATCAAACGTTGATGGTGCGTTTAAATAACTTTCGCCGTTGAATGTGAACGGTTTGCCGCGACCCATTAAATGTTTTGCTGCTATTTGGAAGAATTTGATTCGTTTATCTTTCATTTTTTTATGTTTTAATTCCTTACAAATATACAAAATTAATTTGAAAGTAACAAAATAAACCCAGTTATTTTTGACGGAGATTGTTCAGAGATAATTCTAACCATTTCTGTGAATGTTGACCCTCCCGTATAAATATCGTCAAGTAACAAGACCTTTCCCGACGATATTTTATTAAATACTTGACGGGAATTTGAATCATCAAATTTAAAGAAATTAATTATACTTCGACGCATCGGAATTGGGACAGATTTCATTTTAAAACTTCCAGTCTTTGTTGCACCTGCAATTATTCTATTAAGATTTGACCGTTGTTCTGCGCTCATTGCCGATGCTTTGGCCGGATCGATCTTAATATTATCAATGGAGTTTTTAACAATGCTATCAGTAGCCAATAAGGTATTTACTCCTAATTTGGCTTTAAATGCCTTCGCAATTGCGGTTACTAGCGGTCCGGAACTTTTTGGAGTTATGATAATATCAAATGTTTCACCTGAAACGTTTAAAAAATTATTAACTGCTTTTTGGATTAACAAATTAATATCAGTTTCGGCAATTAATGACGTATCCATCATTTTAATCGCAGTTCGTACAAGTGCAATATCCGCTGGCGGCGCATTTTTCGCATAGCGATAACCAAAATACACATCGGTTCCCGATCGAGTACTTATTTTTTTGTTAAATTTTCCAAATTTCAACGAGATAATATCCGTTTCAGGATCGTCCCGACGGAAGTCAAAAATTATTTTATCGTTATTGACGACAATTCCTTCAAGTAGTAATCTCAACTTTTACCTTTTTTTTTGTTTTTAATGCATAGTCAAGACTATGCCGTGTCCCTTTACTTTTACCATCCCAAAATGCAACTACAAGGTCGCAATTGTCGATAATTTTAATGTTGCGCAAAAATCCTGCGCGTTTGCCAAGGGCTTGCCAATCTGGGACAAACACTAATATGTCCAAGTTGTTGGCTTTAGCGTATTGTTCGGCCAGTTTGTCAGCACCCTTTGCGCCGCCGGAGACAATCCTTGTGACAGATAAAAGATACGGGTCTAATACTTTAACCAGTAAATCGTAGTCGTCAAAGGTTCTCGATCCTATTACTGCTATGTTCATATCGTTTAACTTTTAATTCCTTACAAAGGTATGTCGAACCTTGATAGCATAGTGTTAACGAAATGTTATTTTAAATAAAAACAATGCCCGTAGGAACTTGTACAAGAAAGGGCGAAAATCATACAAGGCGTTCCGGTTATCCACAGTTGCAAAAATTACCCTTCATATTTATACTGTCGATAAGGCATTGTTTATTTTTTTGTTATATATCGATGGTTCGAACCGTCAAATCTCGTTTCATATATTTTACTTCCCACACGGAAGGATCGAGTGGCGGATATATAACTCCGCCTCGTGTTGCTGTTTTCAAATCGTAAACGTTTCCAGAGTATCCTGCGTTGGTATCTATGAGATTTATAAATTCAATTTCTTGAACCGTCATCACTCCTTCAATTTTATCGAGTTGTGAAGTAATTTGAGAAATGATAATTGGTTCATTTATTGACCGTTTGTCGTTGTCCATTATTTCAATCAATTTATTCAGGACTCTCAAATTAACTTCGTTCGAATTCTCATTTGGACGTGTTAATATGGAAACATTTATACCAACATTTATGATAAACGCGTCCTTTATTTGGACAGCATCTGTCAACATACGGTAATTTCTAAGGAATTGTCTTAAATTTTCTTTAATCGCTTCATTACACGCGACAAAGTTTTTATTTGCGTCGTATGACAATAAATACATATTTAGCGCAAATGGATTTGGTACTCGGCTGGAATCCCAATTATTTAGTTGAGTATCATTATCAACATAACACTTGCATACGCTCCCGTATTTGGCTGGCATCGAGTAAACTCTTAAAACATAATCTTCTTTGGTGACTGCCCGATTTTGCGCGGCAAAGTTAGCCATTGCTTCTTGCCGTAAATTCTCGAGTGGTTTTTTGTTTTGGCCACCAAAGGCTGAATTTGGATTATTAATCGTTAACGATCCGCGAATTGTATTCAGAACTGTTCCATCAGTTGTGTCACCGGGATTTACGATGGAACTTGATACGATATTTGTAATCGTATTGGCTGAAACGTTTTCAGATAATCCGTTCGAAATTGCATATTGAACTGTTAAGATTGTATTTGACGGAGCGGAACCATACGTTTTAGTATAAAGAAAATTCATCGGATCAATTGATAAATCGCCAACTCTTTCAAAATAATTTAAACCTAACCCGACGTTCATTGGATTAGGAATTATTTCTTCATCTGCTTCTGAACTCATTCCACCACCGAATTGAATCTCTAAGAAGTTATCTTTTCTTAACCTTGTTACGAATCGGTTTTCGGTTTGCTTATATGAAAGGATAAACGGAACCGAATCCCTATATTGGCTTAAAACTTGATCGTTGAATGGAAGATTTCTGATCGGAAGCGGAATTGTATCCTGAGCCAGATACGGGGTTTCGTACCAAATATTATTATCAGAATCTCTAACCGACACTATTTCTGAAATGTTAGTGTCTTGAAGAACAATCTTATCGTATTGCTTTGGTTCGGAAAAAGAAAAGTTTGACGATTTCAATTCTCCCGAGACTGCCTTGACCGATTTTGCAAGCAAGAAATACTCTATTTCGCCCGAGGCCAAAATCGAATACGCCGTGACGGTAGTCGGATCGTAACTGGAACTGAACCTGAAATCAACCGCGTCCTTTGTATAAAACAAAGTTGGGTTCGAATCGGTCGTTCCAGCAATTAAATTTGGTTCGACATAAAGCGCATATCTGAAATCAGGCTTTTGATTTATCCCCGAATTTATCGCGGGTACTAATTGATACACCTCTATATCAACCGAAGCAGGAACGGAAGTTTTTGGACGGTAGCCCATTCCCTGTGCTAGGTTCAATAAATTTATACGTTCTTCTGCGTGATATAATAGAGATTCTTGCAATTGAACATCCGTATAATATGAAATTACATCGGCTGTTGCAGCAATAGATTCTAGTAAATTAATTGAAGGATCCGATTCGTTTCCATCAGAAAATTGTCCCGGAAAATACGTTTTTAGAAAATCAATAAGAGACTTTCGAGTTTCGGCGAAATCTCTGGAAATATACTTTACTTGTTTTTTTATCTGTGTCAATTATTCATTTCCTCATTCTACTGTATAACTTACTCGGCCTTGGTTCTGAAACAAGGTAATTGTTTTGTTTGCTTTTGCTTCTGAAACTGAAAACGTAATTTTAACTTGAATCGAATTTTCATCGCCTTCTACACTTTCAAGTACGTCAATACTGTGATTCCTGATATATGGAAGCCAAATTGCTGATTGTTCTCTGATTGTAAATTCAATTTCTGATCTTAACCCTTGGGTGTTTGGTTCGAAAATTTTTCGCTGTAAACCAATACCGTAATTTGGTTGAAAATAGCGTTCTCCGGGAAAAGTTAACAGTAGGTTGATGTAGTTGGTAACTGCCTGTTCTTCCGTCGTTCTTGATAGATTGAAGAAGCCGCTATTGGCTTGGCCTGTGCCATTGGTTGGAAATTTAATCCCAACTGAGCCGACATCTTGATCATCTTCTGGGTAGAATTTTATTGGCATCGATTAACCTTTGTTTAACTTAATTCTTTCATCCACGATAAGTCTTCATCTATTTCGGAATCGTAATTTTCTGAAATGGATTCCTCCGACATCATTTTTGACATAACTGACTTTCGGAAATTCTGTTGGTCTTGGGCGTTGGTTACTTTCTTTATATTCAAATGCGAATAATTACGATTCATTGCTTCTACTACGCTTGCGAGCGCAGGAGAATTTAAATTTTGAATTGGTTGTCCTTGTTCGTTGGTTGGAACATTTAAAACCTCATCATTAGATTCGTACATATCTAAATATGATGAACCTTCCGATGGAACTGGTTGAGTTTGACTTAACAATTCATTTAACAAGGGATTTCTTGACATCGGGCCATTCGAACGCTTCGGCTGAACTTGATAATTTTGCCTGAATGTTTTTTGTTGCTCAACTAATTTATTGGTCGAACCTTGCCTCTGAGGTTCAACATTTGATTTTCGCATTTCACTCAAGATTTCTTGCTTGAAAGTTTTCATTTCCTCCCTGACTGCTTTCTTGCAGGATAAAAGGATTATGTCGGATAGTTGTTTTGCTGTCATATATATAATTGTGTTTTTAGGTATGCAATCGTGTGATCAATCTCTTCAATTCTGAATTCAGTTTCTTCTAAATTCCCAATCCGTTTGTTTAGGCTGATTATTAACTCTTGACGCTCTAACCTTAACTTGGTTATTTGTCCTTGTACCTTCCACATTTTTTTATCTTGTGTCATTTATTTAAGGTTGTTTGAACTTAGTGAAATCGCTTGATTGTAGTTGTACGAACTGTGCCATTGAAGTCGCTGGGCCGGTTGGGCCGGCAGGGGTACTGAAATTTGCAGATGCAGAAGTCAGTTTTACATCTTCTCCCAGCCATTTTTTCAAGAAATCCATCAATTCGTCCAAGTCAACTTTGTATTTATCTGATTGAAATAAAACTTTCTTTCCTGTTACGATTACTTTTTCCTTTCCAATCAGTAAAAGCATATCTTTGTTTGCATTTAAAACTACTCTATTTGAATTAATTGCAATTTGAGATTTTCCGCCGAAATTTCCTATTTTTTTTGCTTCAGTATTTTTGTCGAACCCTGCTTTGAATTTGCTTAACTTTTGATTCGACGTGAAATAAATTGAAGATTCATCTTTTTCAATATCTTCAACTGTATATTTGTTATTATTAATTTCTGCGGATTCGGCTGAATTAGTTGGTGGTGCTTCTGGTTTTTTAATTCGCAGCACCATGATAGGATCTCCGTTTCCAGTTCCGTCCCAAGTAGGTTTCTGTGAATAAACCGACATATCGCCACCTTTAATCGTGGTTGAAAATCTAATCGAAGCCCCACATCTTCCTTCGAACAGGTCGTCACCTTCATACATTTGAAGGTTCTCAGTTCGTTTAGGCTTTTCGGGAAAAGTATGATTTTCTTTTTTATCACTTTTCCTCTCAGCACTTGTTGTATTTTGTCCCGGCGATTTCCTCTTCCATAATTTAGGAAATTTATGAATTACTAAATCATCTGACGCGTTTATCGGGCTTAAGTATAAAAATCCAACTCCCTTGATTCCACTAGTTGACCAATCATTTACAGGCGCACTGATCAATATTACCTGTTCACCAATAAGTGGGATTCTTCGTGACCAAACCGCTGGTCGGGCATATACAGTCCTAATTTGTCCAAGATTGCTTTCATGTGAGCCAATTCTAACCTCAATGCTGCCAAGCGGAAGCGGGTTTCCAGATTCATCTTTTTGATCTGGCTTGAACGCCATTTTATTTTCTACGCATTCTGATATAAACATAAATTATAAATCACTTTTTGCTGACCCGGGTTTCTTCAATTCTTTAGCCTGATCCATTAATTCTTTTCTTAGTTCGGCGGTCAAACCATAAGCATCCATATCCGCATCTTCGCCTGCTCCTTTTTTATTTAACCTTGTTACGATTGCGGCAAGTTTAACTAATTGTTCATCGTTTTTAACCGATATGGATTGCAATGCTGCTAAATGAGGAAGAAGCATGATCGCATCTTGAATTGATGTTATCATAGGCTTCAAAGTATCGACAGTTGTCAATAAATGAACCTGCTTTGCTTCTGCGTTTTCATATATTTTTCTTAGAAGGTCTTCATAGGAAACTTCTTTTCCGTCTGAACCTTTGAACAATACATCATTTTTCATTTTTCAATTCCTCTATTTCTTTGTCTAACCTTTCAATCTCTGCAAATTGTTGAGATTGTTCTTCAATTAGTTTTCTTTGGAGTCGCTCGATATTTAACTTTTGGCGCATTAATTTGATTAAATTTAGGGCAAGTTGTGGGTTTGACATAAGTTTATTTTAAAAAGGTTATGGTTCGGTTATTTCTTCCATCCCATCCGGATAATACAAGAACCGATGCCAGAATTTTGTTCCACTTCGTTTGTATTCGATCAGCATCTCTTGACACATTGGTCTCAATACATTGACCACATTGGTTATGATTTGTGTTTTAACTTCCACTTGTTCACGGATTAAAATGTATAGGGCTTTCTTCCTATAAATATCAATGGTCGAACTGTTTTCAAATAAATTGAAAATTGCATTTAGTACTTGCTTTTCTTTTTTTGAAAAATGAACAATTTTATTGTTATTGACAAAATAGAAATAATCTAAATGTTCCATCCCCCATTCTGACCATTTGCGACAAAATTCTCGCAATTCGTCTTGAACCTGAGTCTCGATTACTTCCAAATCAACATCTCTGGATAAGTCGATTTGGTTCATATCACATTTTCCATAAGTGTCTTCGGCAATTGTTCGCATCCTTGCCCAAACCCAATTGATAGAAATTCTATCAAAGTAAGAAAATGCTTTATACCCACGGCTTGGATCGAATTTTCCAAGTTTCTCGTAAAGGAAACACACGCAATCTTGTTTGGTATCTGAATAAGTATCGTTTCCGAAATTTGTTAACTTCGAAATATGAATTCTATTTTCAGCCAGTTTTGAAAGTGCTGGATAAATTTTTGAATTGAACAATATTTGCTGTTGAGTTGAACTTTCGCTTTTACAATATTCAACAATAGCTTCTTCTACGTCGGGGCCAAAATACATTTTTCTAGGCACTGGTTTCGTTTTCGTCATTTTGGTCTCTTAAGTTTTCTAATTTGATTGTTACTTCTTCG